ATTATCATCTCTGAATCCCAGTCGCAGGCAATCAACTTCTTAACGATTCTCAAAAACAACCTTATGAGCAACCAGATGCTTCGTGCTTATTACGGAGACCTTGTTGGTGATAAATGGTCTGAACATGAGATCGTGACAAAAAACAATTGCAGGATCATGGCCAAGGGAACAGGTCAGAAGATTCGTGGTATGCTCATGGGTAATGAAACTGTTACTCGACCTAATGAAATTATCATGGATGATTTTGAGTCTGAAAATAATTCCGACACCCCCGAGAAAATTGACAAGAACATCAAGTGGATCACGAAAGCTGTTGAACCTTCGCTTGCTGATGATGGCCGGTTAATTACTATTGGCACAATTGTTCATGAACGTGCATACTTGAATCGTCTTCGCAAAGATCCTGCCTTCAAGACCCACTTCTATCAAGCGATTATTGATTATGATGGAAGGAACCTTGGAACAGGAAGGCCGATGTGGCCTGAAAGATTCAGCATGAGTAAGCTCATGGGAATCAAGTCAAGTTACGAAGCTAGAGGCGAAGCTGATGCTTTTTGGCAAGAATACATGAACATTGCCATTGACTTGGAGGACCAGACTTTTGACCCTAAATGGAACAAAATTGAAGATGGTGAATTCGGCTATAGCAAGATTCATAACTGTGCATGGATCAAGCGTGGCAATGTTCTTGTGCCGATTCATGTTGGCATCGGTGTTGACCTTGCTATTAGTGTCAACGCTTCTGCTGACTTTACTGTTATTGCCGCTGTTGGTACTGACTGGTACGGTAATAAATACATTCTCCACTACGAGAGGATAAAGACAAACAAGTCTAATGTTATTGTGGATAGTATCTTTGAAGTTGCATCCAACTATCACGCATCCACAGTTAACATTGAAACCACACAGTTCCAGCAGGTGATTGCGGACCACTTCAGGGACGCTATGTTGGAGCGGGACACCATGTTCGGTATTGTCGAGTCAAAGCCTCGTACATCAAAGGATTCGCGCATTAAGTCGTTGCAACCGATCTTCGCTTCTGGTAAAATGTACCAGAGGTCGTGGATGAAAGAGTTGAGAAATGAGTTATTCGCCTTTCCAAATGCGGCCCATGATGATATTCTTGATGCCGTGTGGTATGCGAGTCGGGTTAGTCACCCGCCTGAGCTTCAGAGCTTTGCAGAGGTGGACCGTTCCAATGACAGAATTCCTGCGGCATTCTTTGAGGGGAAATCATGGATAGCAATGTAATGGAAGTTTCAAGGTCTGACACCAGGAAACAAGTTACAAATAAACTTGCGAAGAAGATCCATACCCAATGGGAGTATTATCGCTCTGAGCGTTCTCAGTGGGAAAAAGAAATAGCTGAGTGCGAAGACTTCTTTATTGGAAGACATTACTCCGCTCAGGAAATCGTAGACATGAAGCTCAATGGTATGCAGCCTACTATCGTTGAGCGAATAAGGCCGATTATCTTGCAGGAAGTTGCTATCTTCACAAGCAACCGTCCTCGATTCCAGGCCCTTCCAAGAGATGACGCTGATCCAGCTATCGCCAACCTTTGGTCGGATGTTCTTACCTGGATTTGGCAGTACAATGACGGTGACTCCAAGTATCAGCAATGCATTACCTCGTACTTTGTTAAAGGTGCGGGTTACATGTTTGTTGGTGTTGACCCTTATGAGGACGATGGAAACGGGGAAGTTGTTCTTGAGTATCTTCCTGCATGGGATGTGTACCCTGATCCACTTGCAAGGAAAATTGATCTAAGTGACGCTAGATCTATCAAGGTGTCTCGCATGATCCCGAGGAGTACCCTCAGGTTCAACTTCCCTGATCAATTTAGAAAGGTCAATAAGGCCGAGTCTGATGTAGGTTCGGTTATTGACAAGCCATTTACCAACCCAATGCCTGAAGATGGTAGTGGAGGTTATGGCTTCAGTCAGAACGACATTTCCTTCGTGGATGAGGATGATGAACTTGTAAGGGTCATTGAGGATTATGAGAAAATTAGAATTCCTTTTTGGAAAGTTGCTGATGCACGTTATGGGACTGTCGAAATATTCAAACCCGAAGACTGGAAACCTGAGTTCAAGACAGCGACTCAAGTATACCAGAAAATTTGGAGAACTAGGGTTAGAGTTACTGCTGTGCTTGGCACAGGCGTTGTTCTTTATCGGGCTGTTCTTCCTACTGACACTTACCCTGTTATTCCCTTCTTCCTTCACCACAACGACTCTCCTTGGGTCCAGGGTGATGTTTCTATTCTAAAGGAAAACCAGCGCACAGTTAACAAGGTCCACTCAATCATGCTTCACAACGCCTCTCAGATGTCCAACTTTAGGTGGTTGGCGCAGAGAGGTTCTATTCATGCAAAGGGGCAATGGGAAGAAACTGGCTCCAGATCTGGAACCATTCTTGAGTACAATCAGGGATACGAAAAACCTGAGCCGGTTATGCCTGGTCAGCTTCCTGCTGGTTGGTTTCAGCTAGAAGGACTCAGCAAGGAGTCAATGGAATACTCTGTTGGTGTCTTCTCTCACATGATGGGCTCCAATGCTGAGGCTCCTGATACCTATCGTGGTCTTCTTGCTCTTGAAGAAGCTGGACAGCGTAAGATTAAGTTCAAGATCCAACATGCCAACCATGCTCTTCGTCGTCTAGGCAGGGTCATGATGGATTACGCAAGGGCTCTTTACAGATTGCCCAAAGTTATGCGTATCGCTGGCGAGTCTCAGTCTGAGTACAAAGAGATCTATCTTAATCAGATGGGCATTGACCCGATCACCAAGAAGCCCAAGATGTTCAACGATATTTCCATTGGGAAATATGACATCGTTATTTACGATGGAACGTCGATGCCTACGAACCGCATGGCACTGCTTCAGCTTTACATGGAGCTGTTTCAGATCGGTGTTGTTGACGAAGTTGAAGTCCTCAAGAAAACTGATGTTCCGAATCGTGACGAGGTTCTTGAGAGGGTTGGACAGGCTCAGAGGCTTACCTCTGAAGTCAAGCAACTTCAGGAGTCTTTGGAGGATATTCAAGCCCTTAATCAGACCTTGCGTAGACAGCTTCAGCAGAGTATGGTTAAGAATGAGGCTCTTGATGCTTCCATGGCGATTAAAGGTGAGTTGATGGAGACTCAGGGACAGCAGAAGTTGCTCCGTCTTCGCATGAGTGATGAGATGAAGCTTTTCAACAAGGAACTCCAGCTTGAAAAGGCTAAGATCAAAGCTCAGGGCACTGCTTCTGCGGCAATGTTTAAAGCAAGGGAATTGGTTGCGGTGAATGCAGCTAAGAACAAGGGAGCCAATAATGGAACCTAATGGACAGAACAATGGACAGGTGACCGGGACCGCCACTCCCGAGATCCGCATGACGATGGACCGGGTAAATGGCAAGCCTGAGCCCTCGCCTCAGGGCGGTCAGGGCACTCCTCCGACCAATGAGTCGGCCCCGAACGAGGCCACTCCTGAGGCCAACCAGGGCGGTATGACGGTGCAGGAGAAATATTGGCACGACAAGTATCAGGCTCTTCGCACCGAGTACGATAGAATTGAGCCGATGTTGCAGTACACTGATATCATGGGTTATCTTGACGCTAATCCTCCTGCTGTGGCACTGCTCATGAATCACATGAAAGAAAACAATCCTAATATTCAGGAGTTCCATCCTGAAGTTAATGAGGCTATCCACAATAACCAGCCTACTCCTCCTAATTATGGAGCAGACCAGGGTGGTCACCACATGGGTCAGCCTCATCGCCCTAGCAACGTGCAGGTTAGGGAACGTCTTCGTGCTGAGTACGATGACTTTATGAGAGAGAACGGGATTCCTGCCGATGAAGTTGATCGTTATATTGACTTCATGATGAACCCCGACAAGATGAGCCGTGAAGAACTGTTTGAGATGTACCGGACTGTGCGTAACAGTCGTGGTGAACCAATCAGAACCTCTGAAGCGAACCCGAACAACAACCCCAATCAAGCGCAGGGTCAGGAAGCTCCCAAACAGGGACCATCTTCTGAAATGCCTCCGATGGGAATTGCTGGTATGAGTGGTGGGCCTCAGACAAATGCTAATGAAGAAGAACAAATCAATGCTAGGGCGAGAGTGAGGAACATTCTCGATCCTAACAATATCTAGGAGGCAATGTAATGTGGCAAGACCCTGCGTTTGATGCTAGTGGTGGCACTAGCGTTGGATCTGCCAATTCCCAGGATATCTTTCTGGGATACGGTACTGAATTCAACAACCCTGACCGCTTCATCCTTGACATTTCTGATGTCATTCATATGCTTGGTGCTGACCAGACCAAGTTGATTAGCTGGCTCCAGTACGGAGGCACGAAGCCTACTGATCAGATTAGCTTTCATCACATGGAAAGCGAACTGATGACTGTTCGTGACTTCAAGGGTAAGGTTACTCGTACTGCTGACGGCAGTGATTATGTGTGGTTGCTTGAGCTTGATAGTCCTCAGGACTGGCAGGCTATTGAAACTGCCGCCCTTGGTGATGGTGACTGGACTGATGCTGACAAGCCTCAGATCTACATGACTGTTAAGGTTGTGGATCAGGCTCGTGATTTCTCTGTGGTTATTCGGAAACACGCTCTGAATGGTCAGTCCATGCGTAACCTTCCTGCCCATGATGGTAATGCTACCAACTCTCCGGGTAGCAAGAAGGACGTTATTGTCCTGGCTTCTGGTACCACTGGTGCGCCCGTCATTGGCGGTAGCGACAACATGGTCGGTACTGGTCTTCAGGAAGTCGGCACTGTTCCTGCTGGTGTTGGTGGCGGTGCTTTCACTCCCGGTGACTTTGCTACTGCATCTACCGATGTTGTGGTGAATGTTGTTACCCCCAACGCCCATCTGGGCGGTTATGCTCAGGGTTCCGGTCTGCCTAACGAGAGTCGTCACAAGAGCCGTTCCGTGACCAACTTCGTGCAGATCTTCAAGACCCCTGTTAGCATCACCAATACCCTGAAGGCTGTTGCGATGCGTGGTGGTGATGAACTTGCGATGAAGCGTTATCGTAAGCTGATCCAGCACAAGACCGACATCGAACAGGCTATCATGTTCCAGGCCGGTGGTGTTCTCAATGTTGATTACGGAATCTTGGATTCCGGTGATGAGAACCCGCTGACTCGGTTCATGGGCCTTGGCGTTGGTCTTGCCGCTACTGGTAACACTGGTAGTCCTGGTGCTATCATCACCAAGAACTGTGACCTTCACAGTGACAATAGCTTTACGTTGAGCCAGAGTGCTTCCAACGCTTCTGCTATTCATACTCTGTGTGAGTCCCTGTTCGATGACCTTGTTGATGATGCGTCTGAAACCAAGGTTATGATGTGTTCCAACAAGTGGCTGACTGCCATTGCCAACCTCGCTGCTACTCATAGCAGTGGCTTCACGTTTGGAGATCACACCGAGAAGAACACTCTGGGTATCCCTGGTATTCGGACCCTGACTTCTCCTGTTGGCTCTCTGCGCCTGATGCCGTTCAAGCATCTGCGTGGTCGCTTTGAGGATTATGCTGTTGTTCTTGACATGAAGAACATCAAGTACCGTCCCCTGCGTCCTACCAAGATGCTGTCGAATGTTGAGAGCGATGCCGTTGATGGCCAGCTCGATTACTTCATCACTGAAGCCGGTGTGCAGGTTCTCCATGAGTCTACTCATGCTGTCTGCAAGCTGATTGCTTAAGGAAGTAAATGGGGAGGGGCTTCGGCCTCTCCCCTGTTGAAAGGTAAAATGATGGCTGAACTGTCAAAAAGAAATGTCTTTGAGATGGTCAACGCAGTAGACGGACTAATTGACCAAGAATCTACTGACAGTACGACACCTAGCATTAGCCAGGTGGTTTCTTGGATTAATGAAGGTGTCCTTGAGG